TGTGTTTTGTCTGGTATAACCACACTATCAAAAACTGTAGAGTCTTTAATATTAGCATCAAATATAGACTGAACATTTTGTGTAATAGCACCAAGAGCCGTATCACCAATTCTTGCAGTAGCAGCAACAGTTCTGAGTCCATCAGGTCCAAGGAATAACAGATCACCTGCAAATTCCTGTATCGTATCCCTATTCACACAACCAATATCTCTAGTAACTGGTTGTATAGCAAAATCACTAACAGTAGATCCTGTCATTTTAAATATTCTGTTTTCACAGAATATAAACAAAGAATCCCTAAATACTTTTAGTCCAACAATATTGTCATCTACTTTAATGGTTCCTGCACCATCACCTGATTGAAAACCATCTTCATCAAAAGGTTCACTAAATACTAAAGTCTGTGGTGTGCTAGACTTACCTGCATAAAACATGTGAGATTTAAAAGCTACAACTATAGTAGAACCTGATACAGAACTTTCGCCAACATCTGTTGCTGATAAAGAAGAGTTAAATATAGTTGGGGCATTTGCACCATCAACAACTATAATCTTTTCGTTACCATCAAAGTTATATCTTTCAAAACTATATTTACCTGCACTAGTTCTTCCAGTATCTCTTTCAGTCCAAGATTCTGATACTACATCATCAAGCGCATGATTAGCAGCAGTTGTACTTGTAGCAGCACGAGTTACACCTGTAAAAGTAGTAGAGGTAATACCAGTATAAGTAAACAACTCATCATTAATCTGTAACGTTCCACTAGAAGAAAATCCTGTTGTAGAGTCCACAGTTATAGTTCCAGAACCTGTCATACCTGTAGTAGAGACAATTTTAACTGCAAGTTCAGTAGATGCAGAACTAAATATCTTCTCACCTCTAGCTGCTATTACTTTGTCTGCAAAGTTAGCAACCATCAATATTTTTTCACTAGAGTCAGATGTTTGAGGTACTTGTTGATTTACGTATTTACGAAAACCATTTATTCTTCTGTAGCCACCCTCAATATCAGGCTCAAAGTTTTCTAACTCTAATGCTTCTCCTGGTTGCATTAAGAAAGTAGAACGGTTTAAAACTAAGCCACCCTCACAGTTAAATGCTGCAGGTTGTGCTTGAGATAGATCTGGCATTATGAAACAACTCCACCCATAAAGTTAGCAGAACCTCTAGGGGCAATAATAACTGTAGATCGCACATACTCATATTTATTAATGAGTAAGCTTTGCATATTTTTAATACCCTGTTCAAATCTAGCAAAGTTTAATTGATACTGTGCTGTTTCACCCCGATACTGATAAACAAAAGCAGCAGCCCCATCTACAATTACAGGTGCAAATCTATCTGGAATACTTGTAGTATCTCCGTGTGCTGATAAATCAGATGCAAATGTAAAGTAATCAAAAATAAGTGTATATTGTTTATCGGGATAAGGATATAATAAATAATTATTATCTGGTGTTCTAACTATATTTCTAGGAATACCACCACCGTCAAATTGTGTTACGGTAGTGCCATTTGATATTGCTGCTGCTGTAGTGCTATTTGCACCTCTTGTACATCCTGTAAAATCATTACCCGATATACCTGTGTAAGTTATTTGCTCTCCACCTATATGTAAAGTTCCTGTTGCGCTAAAGTCTGTTGTAGATGCAACAGTTATTGTTGTTACGGCTGCAGACAATCCATCTGTTGCATTAATAGTTGTTGTTGCAACATCGTCCTCTTCATTAGGATAACCCTTTTCTATGTATTCGTTATAATTAAGAATTACTAAATTATTTCCTGCTGCACTAACGTCACTATCTTTTTTAATTCTAGCAGTAGCATAGTCAATTGATTTAGCATCTGTAGGTGCAGTATATCTACATACACCTGGAGTTAGTGTAGATGTATTCTGTGCATGATTAAAAGAATAACCAAACTCTCTTTGATTTATATATCTGATGGCTTCATTAACAGCATTTTGACACTGTACCTGAACACCCCTAGCATTAGCAAAAGTAGTTGAAGTAAGTGTTACCTCATTCATACGTGTAATTACATCATTAGTTAATGAAAGAAATGTCAAAGCCATGTTATGTCCTTAAATGTAGTGAAGGGGCCAACCGAAGTCAGCCCCTAAAGTTTTATGCAAGTAGATCACGATCTACTTCAGTTGGTGCTCGTCCACCTCTTGGGCCTGTGTCTATGCAACATGCAATAAGACGTAGAATACCCTCAGTAACGTCTGCAGATGAAGCAATTAACTTAACGTCAATTGTATCTGTAGTTGTTACGTGTGCTGTAAACGTATCTGCTGCTGCAGTGTTTACCACCATAGTTTGTCCGTTTGTTCCACCTGCTAAGAAACCTGTAGAACTAACGTCACCACCGTCAACAATGTCATCACCTGCTGCAAAATCAATATCTACAGTTGGAGATGTACCGTTAAAAGCAGTCTCAACTTCAGCACCTGCAAACAATACTAATGTATTAGCAGGTATTTCTAGAAGCTGAAAGATATCCCCATTCGTACAGGAATATCCGTCTTCTACCATTTTAGCAATGTCAAGACGTGCTTCACGCATGTACATTCCCATTGCTTGGTAGCGTGAGGTAGCTGCTGCAATGCTGTCAGAATCGACACCAACAGTAGCTTTTGAGGTCATGTCAAAAGTAGCCATATCTTAATCCCTCCTTACGCTGCGTTGTATTTAGCAGTAACGATTGCTTCTGGTCGAAGAATCTTTCTGCCGTATAGATGCATACCACGAACAATGTCAGCAAAGCTGTCAGGGTCACGATATGTTTCTGTCTTATTAATCTGCTCTGCAGTTGCTACAGCAGATTCATGTCCACCAACAATCACACCAAAGTTTGAGTTTTGGTTTGCTGTTCCTGATGTACCTGGACCAGTACCTACAGCAGGTAGGTTTGATGACACATACAAACGGAAGCCATGAAAGTTGTTGATTACAAGACCATTACGTAGTCCACCAGACTCACCGTAGTCTCCATTCATAAATCTGGAGTCTTCATCTGATAGGATTTCCATAAACACTGGGTCAACTACAAGCCATCTACCTTGTGTATCAACTTGTTGTTGATCAAGCAATCTCTTCATTCGTGCAACAACCATTGCAGGTGAAACAGTTGCAGTTGGAAGTGATGTAGCTCCAGGCATACGTGCAGTTACTGGGATTGAATGATCCCCTGCTGATGACGTTGTAATGTTACCAAATGAATCTTTACGTATCTTCATGCTTGTAAGCAGTTCATCTGAACCTGCAGTTGTTACAGCTTTTGTACCATTTACTTGGTCATTTGCTGTATCAGCTACTGAGTGTAAAGATGACTGTTTAAAACCTGCCATATAACCAAGTACCTCTTGGTCATATTGATCAGATAGACGATACGCAGCACGATTGCTTGCAAGGTCCATAAAGTTTACATGACTATGAGCTTCTTCTATATCGTCCATTTTAAAAGCATAATAGTTTGCTTTATCAATAACGAGTGAAAAATCCTCATCGTCAAGGTCTTGTGCATTAACCTGTGTTCCACGAGCATACTCACTCACAGAAATTTCAGGTTCTTTGATAATTTTCACTGTATCACCTTGGGCAGAAATCTCCCCAAAATAATCAGAGTTAGTTATATCTCCTACTACGGTAGCTTTGCGAAATGCAAGTTGTACCTGTTTGGAGTAGATTACTGGCGAGAAATTACCATTAGGTAAATTGCCGTAACCTGCTGCTGATCTAAAAGCCATAATAGTTCCTCCTATAAAGTTTAGGCTTAATTACAAGCTAAACATTATCACATAGAGGCTGTACGTTTTCTAGGGTGCATATTATTATCAGTTGGCCTACCGATAATTTTATGGGCCTATACTTGCACAGGTAAGTCTTACGTATTGTTTAGTCTATCGAATGATATAATTTATTACTAGGTAGGCTTAAATGCGGCTAGTAATAATCATACCTATAGTTATACCATATTATTTTTATTTGTCAATGGTATATTATCGGGCAGAACCAGACATATCATAAATAAATTTGCCAGTTCTTATAGCTTCCATAATTTGATCGGAAGCTTTTTCGTATTGTTGCGTTGTCATTTTTGCAACTTGTGACTCTGTGAATGTACCTTCTCTATCGTCTACTTTAGGTTCATCACGACTACTGCGACTATCTACTGATCGTGCAGCGTCTTTATTGCTCTCTGATTTTTTTGATGTGATATTCATGTCTGCTTTATATAAGTCAATTGCACGACTTGCAGAACGAGCATCTGTATCATTTTCATATAGAGCTTCTTGGACCCACTTAGGCTGCTCTTCAGCCCAGTTATGAAAGTCATCACTATCTCTTATTTCACCAAAGTCAGGATGAATTTTCATAAGTTCTACTTCTGCTCTTTCTCGTGCAGCCGTAGCTTTTAATTCATCTATTTCTTTTTTTGTTTCCTCAAGACCCTCTGATTGCTCAAGTGCTTTTTTAATTGCAATAGTTTCTACAATAGCAGCTACATCAGGATATTGTTTTGCCCAAGCTTCGATGTCTTCATCAGACTTTGGTAACTTAATCTCACTCTTAGTAGATTCAACTAGTTGTTGTTCTAACTTTTTAATTCTTTCTTCGTATTCTTTTTCTTTACTTTGTTGATGTCTACGTAAATCACCATAACGTTTTTTAAAACTTTTTTCTTCTGCGTTAACTGGTTCAGCTTCTTGTGCCTCTACCTCTGGTTCTTTTTCTTTTTCTTCATCAACCTTTTCTTCCGTTTGCATTAACTCTTGTAGTTCTTTTTCATCTTGTTCTATTCTACTTGAGTTAGCATTTTTTCTACCTGCAAACGCAACTTTTTTAGGAGTAATTACTTCTCCTGCCATAACAGTAGTATTCATTATACTTCTTTCTTTCTAGGGCCACCGTAGCCATGTTGGATGGGGGATGGGTAGCTAGTCATATTGATGGATAATTATTATTTGCGACCTGCTAATCCAC